ACGAAGGATATCTAAACCGAACTGCTCCATTCAAAATTTATAAATAAGTTTTATAATGATTGAGGTTACGAAACATACGAGAGATATCCTATTGGGTGTTGCTAAGAAAAAGAAAGTTTATGTTGAAGGAAACTTTCTTAAACTCTTAAAAGCACCTGATGGGGATACCGAGTTTGAAGAATACCTACGGTTGTGTAAGGAGAAGGATTCTACTGCTCGTAGAAAAAGATTACAAGTAACTAAACAAGTTCAACAACAAAACAAAGAGTTGGTTGCTAAACAAGAAGAAAATGATGCTTTGATGGAAGAACTCAAAGTAGCATTAGAAGAAGCAAACCAACTCAAAGAAGAAGCAGAAGAAGGAAAGGATAAAGCATTAGAAGATTTGGAACTAATGCAAAAGAAAACACAATTTGAGTTAATTAGTACAATTGTTAAAGTGGCACTTTATGTGATTATAGGAGTTGGTGTTCTCACAACTGCTATGTATGGGTTAGCATTGATTTCTGGTACTGATACACAAATCATAGGTTCTACTTGGAGTAATATGTTTGGTATTCTCCTAACTAACGCATTCTCAATCGTTGGTACGATTATGGGTGTAAAGTATGCAACTGAAAAAGAATAGTTATGGCACCGCAGATAGAAGAAAGGGTTGGTATCTACACTTACTATGATATTCTATCTCTACCGTTTGATAAAGACATCAACTACCCCAATCAAGTAAAATCCAAAGTAGATTTTCAATCACTACGAGAAGAAACCCAAGAGGCAATTCTATCACTACCCATCGTTCAGTTTACTGGTGATTTCAAAGCTGGTGGGTTGGATAAGAAACAACGATTATATCTAATGACTACAATGGATGATATCTATTTTATAGATACTATTAAAACAAATTATGCAAATTGTGTAACTCAACTTCTAAATGTTCCTGATTTAAGTGGAAAGGAAGTTGTTGAAAGAACCGATGAACATAGAAGTATCCAACGAATATTAAAAAGTGAAAGTTATCGAGTAGCTTATAATGGGGTAGATTATGTGATAGAGATTACTGATGAAGATAGTGGAACATTTACGAGTATAAAATATGGAGATAATTTCGTAATGGATTATATGTTAGAAAAGGACATCCTTGAGTACTTCTATAAGAACAAATAAATCACTTTTTTGTTTATTGATATTTATATATTGAACAAATATTGATAAACTAATTATGTCAACAGATTTCGAATTATTTCCAGGTAAAAACCTAAGCGGGTTATTTGAGGATATCTACAATAATCAGATAAATAAGAAAAAACATATTTCCGAGGTCATCTTTGAAATCAGAAAAATGATTAGACACAATGGTGATATGGGAATTTTAGGTCCAGTTATAAAAGACCTAATAGATACATCAGTTCGTAACGATGACCAATTGGTTAAATTAGCAACTATCGCACAAAGAATTATAGCATCAAATCAAAAATCTGAAGGAGATACTGGATTTCTTACTGACGCTGAAAGAGAACAATTGTTGGCAGAAATTGAACAGGTTCAAGATGAAGTTCAACGAGTTGATGATTTACAAAATGAAATCGAAGAAGTAAAACAAAAATTGGAAAAGTAAATGTTTGATAGGCTTAGAAGTGTACAATCTAATCAATCTATATCAAGTGGTAATTCCTTTAGAGAATCCTTACTTGGTACGGTTTATCATGTGATACTTGATGAAGATGATTCTTTGCTTGATGTATTAGAAATACCAGATGAGTCAAAGCCATTATATATTGGTGCTGTACAATTTAGACCTAAAAATGATATATCAAGACCAGATGGAGACTTGCCACTCGCATTACCATTAAATCAAAATTATACTTCTCTCCCACTTAAAAATGAAAATGTAAAAATTCTTAACAGCACATCTGGTGGGTATTTCTATGAAAGGATTGTAAAAACAAACACTCCAAATGTAAGTACCAACTCATCTACTATACAAGATAAACAAATTAAATACGAGTCAAGTCAAAATAAGGGCTCTGGATATTCAAGTATATCAAAAACTGGAATAAGTAGAAGTAATCTCGATAGTGAGGCAGAGACTGGTGGTTATGGTGATTACTTTGAAAGAAACGATTCTATTCATTATCTTAAATTATATGAGGGTGATACTTTAATTCAAAGTAGGTTTGGTCAATCAATTAGGTTTAGTGGGTATAACAATCCTGATAACATTTTTTCTCCAAATATAACAATTAGGAATGGTGAAAATCCAGAAACTTTATCCAACCAAGACTTATTATCAACCGAAGAAAGTATTAATAATGATGGCAATATTATTTTTTTAGGAAGTGGTGATAGGTTATTAAATTATTCACTTCCTATTGAAAATGAATATGAATCATTTTTCAATTACCCATCGGAGTTAAGGGGTAATCAGATACTACTAAATTCGGATAGAATTATTTTGTCTGCAAAAACTGCAGAAATGATTGGTGTTGCAAAAAAAGATATTGGATTTATAACCGATGGTCAATTTTCAATAGATGCAACACAAGGAATCAATATTACAACAGATAATCATATATTTGTTGATACAAAAAATAGAGATATAAACTTAAACATAGGAAATGGAACTATTGCTCTTGGTACAGATGGTGATTTAGAGGCTGCACCAAAGGGGGAAACTTTGGTAGAGTTATTGGGTGAACTAATAGATTTAATTGCACAACAAATTTATGTAACTCCATCTGGTCCAACCTCACCTGGTCCAACAAATATAGCACAATTTACAACATTGAAATCTAAATTGCAGTCTATGTTAAGTAATAATGTACAATTAAAATAATGGCAAATATAAAAAACATAAAAAATTTAGCTGGTGGTGTAAAGGATACATTGGGTTCTGCCAAAGGTGTAGTTAGTAATATATCAAATGTTACTGGTGGTGTAAAGGATGTGGTAAACTCAATCCCAACGGAATTGCCAGAAGTTCCTAAAGTTCCAAAGATTGAAAAACCAGAATTGCCTAAATTACCAAAAATAAGATTACCAAAATTACCCCCATTGCCAAAATTTAGAAAAAAGAAACTGGAAGAAAATCCAAAAGAGAAAAAGGGGTTACCCAAATTACCAACTCCACCAAATCTTCCACCAATACCCGAAGTACCAAAGGTTCCGGAAGTTCCTAATTTAGAAATTCCTAATATTGATTTACCCAAAGTACCAAGTATAAAAATACCAGGTGTTGATTTACCAAATCCAACCGATTTAATTAATTAAAATGTCTTGGGGATTATTCAAACGAAATATAATAAGAAAAACTAACCCAAATAGAAACCCTACTTTAGATATAAATAAGGTAGCAACAATTTGGGCAGAAGAGTATGATGCTGCAGTAAAACGAGGGAAGGATTTTATTAATTTAGAATCAGTACAAACTGGTAATTTGGAAATAATGAAAACTCTTTTTAGGGCTGCATTATTAAAAGGATTAACAACCCCACCTGGTGTTGATTTTTCTCTGGTAAACGAATTTGGAAATGGTGTTAAAGCATATTGGTCTGGTGCACAAATGAGACCATTCCCAATACCACTAATACCTGCACCTGGTTCAATTCAAAACATTCAAGTTAACTCAAATATAGTAACAAATCCTGGTGTGTGGCCTCTATATCCACCAATAAAACCAGCAACAAAACAAGAAATTATAGTAAATATGTTTGTTTTGGCAGCAATTGTTCATTTATTTTCAATTAGTGGAGTTATACAAACAACATCATTATATCCAGCAACACCAACCCCAATACCATCGCCTGGAATAATACCATGGACTGGATATTTAATACCACCAGTTATCCCTATACCAAATATTAACTTTCCATCTGAAGATGGTAGTGAACCACCTGTAATCGAAGAATCGGATGATGGTTCTATTAATGAATTGGGCCCGGTACAAGAATATGAATTAGATAGTACTTCATTTGAGGGTGTAATTGATGCATCTCTACAAGATATTGAAGATGATTTAGATATTGGGTTTGATGTTGGTATTAATAAACAAATAAATGAATTTAAAAAACAATTGATGGCAATAAGACCCGATTGTATTAAAAATTAAAAAAACCTAAAACAAATATTTATATAGAAAGGAAAACATTTTAACAATGGATACTGACAAATTAGTAAAAGCAATACAAATTATAGTAAAGGAAGAAATTAAAGTAGTTCTTCCAAAACTCGTTAAAGAGGGTGTAAAGAAAGAAATGGCCAAATTATTAAAAGAAAATAAAAAACTTAAAGAGGCCGTTACTCCGAAAGAACCTACATTTATGGATACTGCTGTTATGGAAGAGGAAAGTCAACCACAACGAATATTCAGTAAAAATCCAGCAATAAATGAGGTACTGGCACAAACACAACCTTTTAACACACAACAAAGACAAGGAACTGCAACTGGTGGTGAAGATTATAGAACTATGTCTTTCACTTCAAATGATACACATACATTGGGGCAGCAAAATATAGCACAACAAATGGGTTACGGGAATATGGCACCAAAGCAAGGTTTAGGTGTTCAGACTGGAAACACTGCATTAGATAAGGCACTAAATAGAGATTATAGTGGTTTGATGAAGGCAGTAGAAAAAAAGAAAGGTCCTTGGAGACCTGGGATGTAATATAAAGTATGGCAGTTGAATTAGGTACAAGGGTTGTTAAAGATACTACTCAATATGCAAATTATGCTATTGGTATCACTCTACCATTAACTTTTGGTGAGCATACATTTGAACAATCTTTTGTAACTAAAGACCAAGTTAAATCTAATATTAAAAATTTACTACTTACCAAAAAGGGAGAACGAATTCTTCAACCCGAATTTGGAAGTGGTTTACAATCCTTACTATTCGAACCAAATGTAGATGATTTGGAGGGTAAGATTGAAGATACTATAAATGAGAGCTTGGAACAATGGTTACCATATGTTACGGCAGAAGAAATTGATATTGATGCAACTGATGAGTTGAGAGATAATAATAGATTAAATGTTTCAATTAAATTTAGAATAGGAGGAGATATTAATTTAGAAACTCTAACATTCACAGTTCAGGGATAATAAGATATGGCAATTACAAAAACATCAAAAAATTTTAAAAATAGTGGTAAAGATATAAAATATCTTAACAAAGATTTTTCTGCGTTTAGAGGAAATCTAATTGAGTTTGCTAAAACTTATTTCCCACAAACTTATTCTGACTTTAATGAGTCATCACCTGGTATGATGTTTATTGAAATGGCATCTTATATTGGTGATTCACTTTCATATTATGTTGATGATACCTTAAAGGAATCATTAATGACACATGCGGATGATATTGAGAATGTAATATCACTTTCACAATATTTAGGATACAAACCAAAGGTAACATCACCTGCTGTAACAACTCTTTCGGTTTATCAATTAGTTCCCTCAACTGGAACTGCATCAAATAACACATATGATGAAAATTATCTATTGAGGATAAAAGAGGGTATGTTGGTGGAATCAACAAATGGGATTACATTTATAACACAAGATGTTGTAGATTTTTCAGACCCCACCGATAGAGAGATAACCGTATATCAAACGGATTCAAATACAGGAGAAACCTCATTTTATTTAGTTAAAAAAACTGTACAGGCAATATCTGCTGAGATTAAAGAAACCGAGGTGAGTTTTGGTTCTTATGAAGAGTTTCAAAGTATAAATCTGTCAGACACAAATATTATTGATATCTATGATGTAAGAGATGGTGATGGGAATAAATGGTATGAAGTTCCTTATTTAGCTCAAGAGTTAGTATTTGTGGATTACCCAAACACCGAAACAAATGACCCAGACTTGTATCAGTTTAAATCAACTGTACCTTACATATTAAATACACTTAAAACATCTCGAAGATTTGTAAAAAGGATAAACTCTGATAGTACAACAACAATTCAGTTTGGTGCAGGAGACCCAACGGTTAGTGAAGAAACTATCATTCCTTCATTTAAAAATGTTGGTTTAGGTTTACCAAATTCAATTTCAAAATTAAATGAATCATTTGACCCAACAAATTTCTTAAAAACACAAACATATGGGTCATCTCCATCTAATACAACAATGACTGTAAAGTATTTAGTGGGTGGTGGTGTTAATTCTAATGTAAAAAAAGGAACTATAACATCAATTAAAAATATTCAATTCGAGGATGATTCTGATTTATTTAATTCTGCACAAATTGGTGTATTGAACCAAACAAAAGCATCTGTTGCAGTAGATAACGAAGTTCCTGCAACTGGTGGTAAGGGTGGTGATACTATTGAAGAGATTAGACAAAATGCTTTAGCAAACTTTGGTTCACAAAATAGAGCAGTAACTGCTAAAGATTATCAAGTCAGAACATTATCGATGCCAACCAAGTTTGGTTCAATTGCAAAAGCATATGCTACAGCAGATGGTACATTAGATAACAATTCACCATCATCGATTTTAAGTTCACCAAAGGCTTTACAAGAATTTACTGATTTAGTAATGAGTTTTGTTGAAAAAC